GTGTAGGTTGTCAGCTATCTGTGTAAGCTTTGGAGTAGTAGTGCTGTTAGTCCAAGGTAGTTTACTGTTGGACGTAGTGCGAGTATCAGTAGCATAAATGTAATTACGTAACTCTTTCCACTCTTCAATCTTTGTTTTTCTTGCGTTGTGCCATTGTGTCCAACGATCAGCAATGTCTGTTGCTAGACCGTGTGGATCAATCATAGTCTGCAGGTCAATAGTTGTTCCAGCCATTAGAAGGAAACTCCACCGAATCTTGAGTTAAACTGTACCACGT